GTATCAGTATAACCGACTTTACTTGTAAGGAATTGTCGTAAATAGTAATGATTACTTCTATAAATTGTGTTAAGAACTTATAAAAATTATGTCTGATAATATCTACTTAGGTAATCCCAATCTAAAACGGGCAAATACTCAAATTGAATTTACAGAAGAACAAATTATTGAGTTCTTAAAGTGTAAGGAAGACCCAGTATATTTTGCAAAGAACTACATTAAGATCGTTTCTCTGGATCACGGTCTGGTTCCTTTTGAGATGTATCCATTTCAAGAGAAACTTGTAAGAAACTTCCACGAGAATAGATTTAATATCTGCAAGATGCCTCGCCAAACAGGTAAATCTACAACTTGTGTTTCATATCTATTACATTATGCAGTATTCAACGATAATGTGAATATTGCCATTCTGGCAAACAAAGCATCCACAGCAAGAGACCTTCTCGGAAGATTGCAACTTGCATATGAAAATCTACCCAAGTGGATGCAGCAAGGTATTATATCTTGGAATAAGGGTTCTCTAGAATTGGAAAATGGTTCTAAAATATCATCCAACTCTACATCATCATCTGCTGTTCGAGGTGGATCTTATAATGTCATCTTCTTAGACGAATTTGCGTTCATTCCAAATCACATCGCTGATGACTTCTTTGCATCAGTTTATCCTACAATTTCTTCTGGTCAAAGCACAAAGGTAATTATTGTTTCTACCCCTCGCGGTATGAATCACTTCTACCGCATGTGGCATGACTCTGAGAGGGGCAAGAATGAATATGTGCCCACAGATGTCCATTGGTCTGAAGTGCCTGGTAGAGACGATGTATGGAAGGCACAGACGATTGCAAACACTAGTGAGCAGCAGTTTAAGGTTGAGTTTGAATGCGAATTCTTAGGATCTGTCGATACTTTAATTAATGCAGCAAAATTAAGAACTCTTGTCTATGATGATCCACTTAAAAGAAATGCTGGGTTAGATGTTTATGAGCACCCGAAAGAGGATAATAATTATCTAATGACAGTAGACGTTGCTCGTGGTATTGGTAATGATTACTCTGCCTTTATTGTTTTTGACATTACCAATTTTCCATATAGGATTGTAGCAAAATATAAAAATAATGAAATTAAACCGATGCTATTCCCAAGCATTATTCATGAAGTAGCAAAAGGATATAATGATGCTTGGTTATTAATTGAAGTAAATGATATTGGAGACCAAGTAGCAACTATTCTTCACTTTGACCTTGAGTATGATAATGTGCTGATGTGTGCGATGAGAGGTCGTGCCGGGCAGATTGTGGGTTCTGGATTTAGTGGTAAGAAATCTCAATTGGGTGTTCGCATGACTGCTGCTGTGAAAAAGTTGGGATGTTCCAACCTAAGGACATTAGTTGAAGATGATAAGTTACTTGTAAAAGATTACGATATTATTTCCGAACTAACGACATTTATTCAAAGAAAGAATTCATTTGAGGCAGAAGAAGGATGTAATGATGACCTAGCGATGTGCTTAGTTATTTTTTCCTGGTTAGTTGCTCAAGATTATTTCAAAGAGATGACGAACAACGATGTTCGTAAGAGAATCTATGAGGAACAAAAAAATCAAATTGAGCAAGACATGTCACCATTCGGATTTATTGTGGATGGTCTAGATGAAATGGAGTCCTTTGTTGATTCTGAAACTGGAGATAGGTGGATATTTGCTGATGGGCAAAATCAAATTCAATCCGAAGAAATATGGAATGTGGATGAATATGGAGACCGATCTCATATGTGGGATTACAGATAGTTGGTGAAGGGGTAGGAATTTATAAATATTTGTAGAATATTCTGGATAGACGGAGAATAAAGATGCCCTTAAATTTAGCATCTCCTGGAATTGTAGTAAAAGAAGTTGATTTAACGATTGGAAGAGCTACTTCTCCTTCAAACAAAATTGGTGCAATTGTTGCACCTTTTGCGAAGGGACCTGTAGACTCACCATTTTTGGTAGAAAATGAGAATGATTTACTGAAAACTTTCGGAGAGCCTTATGCAATTGATAAGCATTATGAACATTGGCTAGTCGCTTCTTCTTATCTTGCATATGGGGGAGCCCTTCAGGTTGTAAGAGCAGATGATGCGGATTTAAAAAATGGATTTGTTGGATCTGCTTCAAGTGTAAAAATTAAGAGTTTAGACCACTATACTCAACTCGGATACGACGAAAACACCGTTTCTGGTGTAGTAGTTGCAGCAAAAAATCCAGGTTCATGGTCAAACGGCATTAGAGTAGCAATCATCGATGCTGAAGCTGACCAGACTTTGGGAATTGTTACAACTTCTGCTGTAATTGGATACGGAGTAACTCAGGCAATTACTGCAACTCTTCCTGGAGCAGGTTCAACTTCATCTCTAAGTGGTTACTTAAAGGGTGTTATTACTGGAATTGGAGCAAGCACTCTTGACGTTAAAGTTTTGAGTTATGTTTCTGGTGCAACGGAAACTACAGTTGATTATCAACCAGGTGGGGTTTATCAATTTGACTCTTCTACAAGTATTATCATTTACAATTCCAGTAGCGTAGGAGTCGCCACTACAACTCCATATTCTAAAACAGACTGGTTTGATCAGCAAACCATCGGATTAACTTCAACTTCAACGATTAATTGGAACAATATTGCACCAAGACCTTCAACGTCAGCATTTGCTGCTGCTAGAAACTCAAGATTTGATGAGGTTCATGTTGTAGTAATTGACGCTCTTGGAAATATTACTGGAAATGCTGGAACAGTTCTTGAGAAGCATCTTTCACTCTCCAAAGCAACGGATGCTGAATTTTCTGCAGGAAGCACTTCTTATTGGAGAAAGTATCTTGCAAGTAATTCCCAATATATCTTTGCTGGTGGAGCACCTGCAGGTATTGTAACGACTGGATTCACAGGAGTTGCAACTTCATTTGCACTAGCAACGGATGTTGGTTGGGATCAAACTGCTGATGGTGGGGTAGGAGGAGTAATTTTTGCTGCCACAGGTTCTTCAACCAATACTTTAGCAGGTGGTAGGGATTATCACGGTTCGACAGATATTACATCATCTGGAGCACTTTCAGTATCTCTTGCAGGTCTTTCATCTGGATATGATTTATTTGAAAACACTGACAACTATAAGATTGATTTCTTATTGATGGGATCTGCTGGATATAGCATTTCCAATGCTCAAGCACTTGCAAATAAATTGATTTCTGTTGCTGAACTAAGAAAGGATTCTTTGGCATTCATTTCACCATACAGAGGTGCTGCATTAACTGATACTTCATCACAAACTGCAGTTACAGTTAATTCTGCTGCTGATATTACTACGAACGTAGTTAATTTCTTTGCACCAATTACTTCAACTACTTATGCAGTATTTGACTCTGGTTATAAGTACATGTATGATAGGTTCTCAAATACCTTTAGATATATTCCTCTAAATGGAGATATTGCTGGTCTTTGTGCTCGTAATGACATTAATAACTTCCCATGGTACTCACCTGCAGGAACAAATAGAGGTGCTATTCTAAATGCCGTTAAATTGGCATACAATCCATCTAAATCTCAGAGAGATAAACTCTATACAAATAGAGTCAATCCAGTAATCTTCTCTCCTGGAGCAGGAATTATTCTATTTGGTGATAAGACTGGATATGGTAAGGCATCAGCATTTGATCGTATTAACGTTCGTCGCCTATTCATTTATCTTGAAGACGCGATTACTAATGCTGCGAAGGACCAACTCTTTGAATTTAATGATGAAATTACAAGAACAAACTTTGTAAATACTATTGAACCATTCCTTCGTGATGTTCAGGCAAAGAGAGGGATTTTTGATTATGTTGTTATTTGTGACCAAACAAATAACACCGCTACTGTGATAGATAATAATGAATTTGTTGCTGACATCTATATTAAACCCGCAAGATCAATTAATTTTATTGGTCTTACTTTCGTCGCCACCAAAACTGGTGTTTCGTTTGAAGAAGTAATCGGAAATTTTTAATTAACCTAGAGGTTTAAAAACTATGGCAAC